AACTGGAGGTGGTTCGACTCTTTCATCACGAGTTTCAGATAAACCTTCAGAAGAATATCTAGCAGCCGAAAAGAAATATAAAGATGCACTGGCAGAATTAAAAGCGGCAAGAAAAATCAAAGCGCCAAAAGATAAAATTAAAGAATTAATGAATAAGGTCTCTGAATATAGGAAGGCGAAATCAAAATTAAAGCCGAAAACTAGAATGGCTACATCTACAACACCAAGTGAATTGAAAAGCAACAAAACAAAAAGTTCTGACACTACCGTCATTATCAAACCAGTAGTAAAGAAAAAGGTCGTTTCTGATTGGTGATTCGATCAGAGGATAGGAGTAAAAAATGGCAGCACTAGCGGCAGCAACTGCTCTACTTATGTCGAATAATCCAGACGCATTAGTCGCTGGCGCTGCAGTTGCTGGCGCAAGAAAAGTCGCTGGTGCTGTCGGATCTTCGATAAAATCTGGTGTCGGTAAAGCGTTTGGTTATGCCAAAGGCAAATTCCAAGATATGTCTGAGAAAAAGGACTTCGAAGATAAGCTCGATGAAGTTGGAGTCGACAGATCTGGTTCTCCTTCAAAACAAGAAAAACCTGTACAAGAATCAACATTTGTTAAGTTCAAAACTGACTTGTTCAAATATATGCAGCAAATTACTGGGATCAGCAGTAAGCAGTTGGATATGGCGAAAAAGGAAGAACTGAGAACTCTAGAAGATCTTGCTGAAGGTAAAGGAAAAAAATCTGGTGCGCCAGAAAAAGAAAAGAAGAAAAGAAGTGTTAGTGATTGGATGAAACTCCTCGGTCTTACTGCACTTGGGTCCCTTCTTGGATTAGCAGCTCTTGATAAGATGTCTAAAGCATTAAATTTTGATATCGATAAGGTTGTTGGTGATTTGAAATCTGCAGTTGTTGCTGGAGCAGCGATTAGGGTTGCGGCAAAAGCAGCGCCAACTGTTGCAAAGGCTGCAGGAAAAGGAGCACAAGCAGCTAAAGTTGTGGCTGCAAGGGTTGCTGCAAAGGTAGAAGGAGCAAGTTACGATAAGAAAGGAATGAAACGTGGTCCTGATGGAAAGTTTGCTCCAGGAACAGCAAACGCACCATCACAGCTTCCAGGAACAAAACCTGCAGGTGCGCCAACAAAAGTACCAGGAGGAGCAGCAAAGGGCGGAGCAAAGAATCTAGGAAAGGCTGTATCGAAGGTTGTCGGGAAGAGCATTGCTAAGATAGCTGCCAAGTCTTTGCCATTTGGTATTGGCGCTGTTATTGGTACTGCGTTAGCAGCTGGAAGGGTATTAAGCGGCGATATGGTTGGTGCTGCGTTGGAATTCACTGCAGGTGCAACGGCATTTGCTCCAGGAATTGGGTCTGCTGTGAGTCTTACTGCTTCGGCTGCTTCTTTGGCGCGTGATGTATATCAAGAAGCATATGGTGTATTTCCAGAAGATGATCCTTCTCCAGACAGAGATAAAAGGATGAAAGAAATCCCAGCGCTGATTGCCAAAGAAATCGAGAAATTATTAAAGAAACGTGAAGTTTCAAAAGAAGAGATGAAACAGATTAGCGATGCAGGTCAAGCTGTAGGTGCAAAACTTTCTGGTAGAGGTAAAGGCACGCCAGCAGAAAGAAAGGCAGCATACGAAGCCGAGAAGAAACAGAGAGAAGAATTCAAAGCGTCTGGTGGAATGCTCGATGGAAAGAAGGTGAACTTCAAAGAGTATCAATCTGGAATGGCTATGAAGGCAAAGGCTGCTGAGATACAGGCAGCTGCTCCCAAAGCTGCACCTACGCAAGATACATCTGGGACTCCAACCCCAACAGATACACCTAACAATCTAGCACCAGTTCCAGAAACTGCTGATACGCAGCAAATTTCTGAAGGCGGCGAAGAAAGCGGCGGAGGTGGTGTAAATGTTGTTAATGCTGCACCAGCTGATGCTGGAACAGATATGGGTGGCAATACAACTACACAGGCGAGATTAGCTGCCCAAAAGAAGGGTTCAGAAAAAATTAAGATGGATAAGTTATTCGCGAGGGGTTCTAAGAATCCAGATCTAACATTCACTAAAGCAAGAAATTCAATGTACGCATAATAAAACTGGGGGGACCGAAGTCCCCCCAATCTTTTTAATCATCATCTTCGGCGAGTTTCTCGAAGAAGGCGAGGTTATCATCCCCACCATCATCTTCATCCCAAGATGCCTTTGCCGTCTTACCAACTGAGGGTTCCGACACTGGAGCGCGAGGAGCAACATCTTCGCGGACATCTTCGTCACGCTGAGATGCAGCACCAGCACCCAAACCAAGAACACGATCAAGGCGTGCCTTCAACTGGTCGTACGACTTGAACTGATCCGGAGCAATAAACGCAGCAAGCGAGTGCTGTGAGTTCCAGATCTTTTCGAGTTCTTCGTCGTTTTCAGAAAGATTCGACGGTTCATCGAACTCCGACTTATCATAGTTGCGATATCCCTCTACGTTACGAATCTTCATCTTGAAGTTCGCACCTTCCCAAAGATCGAAAGGATTGACTGCCTTCTCATCTTCGAAGGTTGGGTTCATCTGTTCGTTGATCTTATCGAAGATCTTCTTGCCGAACTTGTAAAGGAAAACCTTTCCTTCGTTCTGCGGATTAGATGGATCCTTAACAATATAGATATTTGCAATATAAGTCAGACGACGCTTCTGCTTACGAGCAATTTCCTTGTCCTTATCATTACCAGAGTTCCACAGCTTCGAGTTGTATTCACCAACAGGATCTTGCTGTCCGATTGTTGTTAGTGAGTTCTCGATGTACCAGCCACCTGGACCCTGGAAACCATGGTTCCAAATACGGACCCAAGGAACTTCCTCATTCTTTGGCGCAGGAAGAAAGCGGATAACGGCATAACCATTACCTGCCTTGTCGACCTCTGGCTTCCACCAACGGTCGTCTTCGCTCTTAGATGCTTGGGGATTTGTTGAGAGTTTTTCTACTTCCTTTGTGAGTTTGTCGAAAGAAGTAGTACGTTCGCGCTTGAGCGCAGCAAATGTGTCATTCATTTGTATTCTCCATATGTTTCGTTGTGTTTCGTCTTGTCCACTTTACTCATCATAATGTACATCATTATTTATACTTCACCTCACTCATCCATCGAATCGAGAATCATAAACAATTCTCTCCTCGTATGAAACCTTTTGAATATGATCCAAAATCTTTTTCGCCTTCTCGGTGGAAGACTCGATATCATAATCATCGATTAGATTCGCGATGTCTTGCACAAGTCTCGGTGTATGGCTCATATAGTATTCCCCATAATTTTGTTTCTTCATATAAATCATATGAACACCTCCTTCATGATCTTACGAATATTCTTTTCGTCTATCCTTAAGAACGCATCATACTTCTTGATATTCTTCGATATATCTGGCCAAATAAAGTTTTCTGTGATAGTTCTATCCCAAAGAGGAACAAACTTTAGAACACGGTTCGCACCAACCATAGACTCTAGCGAAACCTTATTACCAAGAAACAACCGCAGAACTTCTGGATGCATATTTGAATTATCAACAGTCCACATATCAGATGGGTTGGTGAACTGGGAGTTATCCTTTATCTTTTCCATATCCTGCTTAAAGAGATAAGAAAAAGACTCCATCATTTTCTTCCATTGATCGTACGTCTTTTCTGACTGTATAGAAGATAACTCTCCAATCCACCGACCAGTCGATTTAGAAACAAAGTTCGCAACAAAGTAATCGGTCAATTCTTCATCAGAGTAACGACGTTCAATTTTACGAAAGAAGAAAACATCTTTTCTCTTTTCGAATGAACTTGGTGAAGCTGATCTAGACTTCACACCATATTTGAAATAATCGTAATCTGTAGTGAAGTGTAACTTTATCGCGAGATATTTCTGATACGCTCGCAGACCTTCCATATTATACAGGCAGTCTTGCCCCTCTTTTCTTCAACATGTTAAGATTAGTTGCTTCATTACGCAAAATCTTCTTGGTCTTAATCGAAAGCATCTTGGGAACAGATTCAATCTCTAGCCCTGTCTTTTCGCAGATATCGACAATCGCATCCATGTAACTAACATTATCACTAAGAACACGCTCCTCGAGCATTTGTCTGAATTTTGTTGGTGTCATGATATCGAGTTCGTCTGAGATATTCATTACTTTGCTTTTCCCCCTGAGTTTTTTCTCTGAATATCCTCGGTAAGCAGTTCCGGATAGTAAATCTCGAAAGCAACACAGTTTTGCTTGCAGAGAAAGAAATGATATTCTCCAGGCTTTACTGTCGTGAACTGCCCTGCGCTTAGAGTCGTTACATCTTCCAGTTCGTAGTCCGTTTTGTACACATGGATTTCGAGTTCGCCTTGCTCGACATAGAAGCCATTCCATTTGTAGGAGTGCTTGTGTGTCGAGCACCGATACCCAGCC